TGATGGGCGTAGACTACTCAAAGCTAGTACCTATGCTTGTAAAAGAAATTCAATCACTACGTGCCAGAGTTGCACAATTGGAGACTAACTAATGGCTACATGGACTATAGGAACACTTGAGCGTAACTTGGCAGACGGCGGTGTAACCGTTGCACACTGGCGATGCACTGAAGAAGAAACCGTGGGTACTGGCGACGACGCTGTGACTTACTCTGCATCCTCTTACGGCACTGTCGGGTTTACACCAGACCCAACTGCATCTGACTACATTGCCTATGACAGCCTGACTGAGGCTAATGTCTTAGGTTGGGTATGGGAGTCTGTAGGTCAAGACACTGTCGAAGCGGCACTAACTGCTAAGATCGAAGCAGACAAGAACCCAACTAGCGGCTCTGGTGTGCCTTGGTAAATGATTGATCCTGTTACTGCTATAACAAATACATACAAAGAAGCAATTGGAATTGAAATTTACGAGGATTAATCATGGCTACTACTATTAAACTTAAAAACGGCTCTGGTGCACCAACTACGCTAGCTAAAAGTGAACCTGCGTTTGACCTAACTAATAACCGTCTTTACACGGCATCAAATACAAGCAATACAATTGTAGAGGTAGGTACAAATCCCAGCTCGCTATCTATTGCTGGAACTGCAGTTACATCTACGGCGGCAGAGTTAAATCTGCTTGATGGATCTTCGGCGGGAACTGTAGTTAATAGTAAAGGAGTTGTTTACAGCGGCGCTGGACAGGTTAAGGGCACCACACTGGCTCTTGGTAGTTGGGTAATTGAAGAAGTATCAAATCATTTGATCTTTAAATACAACGGAAACTCTGTATTTAAGGTTATGACTACTGGGGCTATTGTTGCTGAAGGCGACATTACTGCGTTTGGTACAGCCTAATGACTCTTCAATCTGGTGGATCAATAAGCCTTGGAAAAATTCATGGTGAGGCTAGCAATTTAGCTGGGTCAACTCTTACGTCAACAGTGTCTATTAATGATCTTGATGTTAGGGCTTTAATTAGCAAAGGCTTTTTAAATCAGTCTAGTTTTTCTGAGTTTTATGGCGCTCAATATCCTAGCGGTGGCGGTGGTGGAGGCTATGAGCCTTAATGATCGACCCTGTTACCGCTATTGCCGGAGCGACAAAAGCATTCACGCTCGTAAAAGCCATGGTAGAAGTGGGGAAGTCAGCAGAAGATACAATGATGCAAGTTGGGGTTTGGTACGGTCATGCTTCAGACATACTTTACGCTGACAAAAAAGCCAAAAACATTAGCCCTTTTAAGAGGGTGGTTTTTAGAAAGAGTGTACAGCAAGAGGCTATTCAGGCTTTTGCGGCTAAGAAAAAACTACAGAGTCAGCAACGCGAGCTGATATCTATGATTAACATGGTTTATGGTGCGCAGGGGTTGCAAGAGTTTAGGGACATACGAAAACAAATAGCGCAAGAACGAGAGGATACAGTTTATCGTCAGCAAGAAATGAAGGAGCAGATGCTAGCTTCATTAGCAGTATTTATAGGCCTTGGGGCAATTTCAAGTTTAATTATTTTTATAGTGGGTAGTTAGAGATGGTAGCAAAAACAGCGACACAAAAAGTAAACGACGTATTAGCTCGACTTGAAAAGCATGAGGCTGAATGCGCTGTTCGCTATGAAATGATTAACAAACAACTTGATAACGGAGAAAAGCGGTTTGATAAGTTAGAGACATTAATCATCTCTATGTATCCATTTATTTTGGTGACCATAGCTATTGCGGAATATCTTAGATGATTGAGTCTCTGATTGGCCCTGTTGCAGGGATTTTAGATAAGTTTATTGAGGATAAAGACCAAAAGTCTGCGCTTGCTCACGAGATAAGCACAATGGCTGAACGTCACGCTCAAGAGCTTGCTAAAGCACAATTAGAAGTTAATAAGATTGAAGCGGCTCATAAGTCGTTGTTTGTTTCTGGGTGGAGACCGGCTGTGGGTTGGTGTTGTGTATTAGGGATGATGGGTAACTTTATGGTAATACCCTTTACTAACTTTGTTTTAGCTCTTTTAGCTATTCAGGTTACCATCCCGCTAATCGACTTAGAGACTATGATGCCTGTACTAATGGGCATGCTTGGCTTAGGTGCAATGCGCTCCTATGAAAAGACCAAAGGTGTATCGAGGGAAAAGTAAATGGCTAGAAAAGCTAAAACAGGAATGCTTACTGGTAAAACAGATAAGCCTGCTATGCCCACAAAAGATACGGCGCCTCGCGAAACTGGCGGCATTAAGCCTATGCTCGATATTAAGGAAGGTGATTCGCCAGAATCTACTTCTGGCATGACCTTTACTTTTTTTGAAGGGGCTGAAAAAGGAAATGCTACTCCAACAACTCTGTATGGAAGCAGAGAATCTACTCAAGTAACTGAAGCAGAATTACGAGAGTATTTTGAAAGCGACAAAGTAAATAGATTGTCTGAAGCGTTTGGAGATTTTGATAACTACCTGGCCTACATGACTGAGCGAGAAGAGCTTATACAGTCTGGCGATTATGACGTAGGAGAATGGGACGAGTACACAGGATCGTTAACTGAAGACGATCTATCGATACTTGAAGGAGAAGATTTAACCCAGTATGGCGATGACGCCTCTTCTACATACGAAGAGCTTTTTGGTGAGCGCACTCAAAACCAAGCCTCTGCTTACGAAAGATGGATTAACTCTGAAGCCAACCAGGAGTTAATGGCAAAGTATGGTGTTAGCCGGACTGTATATAGCGAAACGGGAGATACGTTTCAATGGAATGGTTCTGCTTATGTAAAAACAGTTGATGTTGACCATGCTGGCGTTACTGACTTTGTAAAAACAGGTTTAATTATTGCCGTAGGGGCTGTGGCGGCTAGTGCTGGCGTTGGCTCTGCTCTCGCTCAACACCTTGGCTTGGCTACCACGGTCGGCACAAAAGTAACCCTAACAACTGCAGGATCTGCTTTAGCTGGAGCAGTTAATGGCGTTGTAAGTCAATTGGCAACAAGCGTTGTTAGCGGTGAAAGCCCTAATATAACTATCGAAGGCGTAATTCAAAGTGCAATTACCGCTGGCTTGTTAGATACAGAAACAGCGCAGTCAGCTTTGTCAGCTCTAGAAACAGGAAGCGAGTTAGCAGACTCAATAATTCAAGCTGGAGTAATAAATTCAGCAACGCAATTAGCTACAAGTGGAGATATTGACTTAGAAAGTCTTGCTATGGCTATGGCTCAAGCTGGATTAGAGAATCAATTTAGCGAGTACATTAAGACTGTAGAAGATCTAGCTGATAGCAAGCTTGATGAGTTAAAGGGGATATTTAAGCTTGATGATGAGTCATCTTTAAATAATGTTTTAGATTTTTTGCAAGACACAAGAGATTCTATTTCGGAGAGTTTAGATACTAAGCTTACAGATCAACTAGAAGATACCTTTAGTGACATAAAAGATGCTACAGAAGAAGCGTTTTCTGAGCTAACAGAAGAAGAAGAAGAAGATCTTGTTGGTTTAGATGAGCTTTTAGCTAACTCTAAATACATCGAAGGAGAAGGATTCATAGAGCCTGGCTCAATGGACTACTACATTGACCAAGACAACAACATTGTTTTGGGAGATAGACTTCCTGATGACGTTACTTACAATTCTGACGGAAATTACACAGACAACGATGGCAATGTTTATACATTAGGCGGAACTGCGCGAGTTAATGATGATGGTAGCGTTGACTACTGGGATGGTTCAGTAGAAGCAATTTATAACGTTAATGGAGAAAATGTTAGGCAAGTTGATCTTGATTTATATGATGAAAATGGCAATCAAGTTTTGTTTATTCAAGACAATGGCGATGTTGTTAGTTATGAAACAAACGAAGATGGCACATTTGCGCTCGACAATGATGGCAACAGAGTTATTGATGAAGTTGTATATGAAACAGAAAGACAAGGCGTTGTTGACTTAGATACTGGCGATATAGATTTTAATATTGAGGCAGATGCGACAGGAAGAGTCGATATGACTCAAGACTCCGTTCAAACTGCTGACGGAAATACCTATGAGCAACGAGAAGGGTCTTGGTATAACTCTGATACTGGTGAAATAGTTGATGATCCACAGCTTTTAGATGATTTAGTTAATATTGCTAGAGGCGAGGGAGATGAATCTAATGTCCCATACCAAGAGTCAGACATTGATTACGGTAAAGATGATACTGGACTGAATAATGCTCTTGAAGACGCGGCTCAATCTCAAGACATTGGAGCTGTAATTGATTACATGACCAGCATAGGAACTGGTGTTGATGATCGAAACTACTTTGGCATTTACGGCTCTGACCGAGAAACATTAATGGAGATATTTCAAGTAGATACCATTGATGATTTAGCTCAAGCGTTAGCCAGTCATGGTTACTTTGTGCATACCAATGGCGATCAAGTTGTTATTGATTTCAATAGAGATAGAGACTTAGATAATAGAGGCGCAGTTCAAGACTGGGATAATTCTAGTCAAGACACTCCGTTTTTAGAAGATGATAAAGAATCTGGCGGATTTGTGTATGTCACCACTCCTGACAAAACAGATGATGCAGTTGATCCGGTTAATCCAGCAGATGCAGAAAATGGAGATGCGGCGCAAGGAGAAGCAGGGACTTCGGGGACAGCCGGAACTCCAGGAACAACTGGATCAGAAGGACAAACCGGACAAACCGGACAAACCGGACAAACCGGACAAACCGGACAAACGGGGCAAACGGGACAAACCGGACAAACCGGACAAACCGGAGAATCCGGAGAAACCGGACAAACCAATACAAGCAACACAAGCAATACAAGTGGATCAAGCGCCGCTGGAAATGTTGGTGTTACATTAGCTCCAGAACCTGCTCCTGCTCCTGAGCCTGCCCCTGAGCCTGAACCGGAACGAACTACTGAAGATACATCGCCTGACTCAGAAGATCCTATTGCAGATGCAATAGCCTCAGTTTTAAATGACGGAGACGGAGATGGTGATGGGGATGGACCTCCTGCAGGTGATGACAGAACCCAATTAGATGATGTAGTTACTCCTCCGCCAGAGCCTCCGCCTGAGCCAGAAACAGATGATAACACTGACCCTGATCCTGATCCGCCTGAAGATGTTGACCCAACAGAAAATCCAAATGACCAGGTTGATCCACCGGAAGATCCAGATGAAGACGTTGATCCAGCGGAGGATCCTGTTGATCCAACAGAGAATCCAGAAGAGGATGCTGATCCAACAGAAGATCCAGACGAAGATACTGACTCAAACGAAGATGCTGTTGATTCAACTGAAAATTTAGAAGACGAAACTAACGAGACAAGCGAAACACCAATAACTGATAGCTTGTTTGATGACATATTAGATACGGCAAACAATGAAAATAATGAAACACAAGATCAGGCCGCACTAGATGTAAAAGCTATAGTCGCGGAAACAATAGCAAGCTTACCTCCCGGTCTAAGTTCAGAAGAAGTACAGCAAATTGTAGAGGATGCAATTAGCGAAATACCTACTGCCGACACATTAACCTCAGATCAAGTTGGCGAAATTGTTGACGGCGCACTTACCGCAGTAAGCGATGAAGTAAAAGATATACAGGAAGCACAGAACACTGCTTCTGATGAAAGATCAGATCTTGCTGACGCAATTGCTGGGCTAGACGATACAACTAAAAAGCAACTGGAGGCCTTGGGATTAGATATTGAAGGAATATCTGAAGTTCAAGATGATATATCTACTGCTCAAGACACTGCTTCTGATGAAAGAGAAGACTTAGAAGAAGCAATAATTGCAGTAGGCGGAGACATTACTAAGCTAGATGAAGAAACTCAAGCTCGGCTTGAGGAGTTTGAGGATAATGTTGGCGGACAATTTGAAGATGTTGGTGAAGACTTAAGTGGGATTAGATCGGATATAGAGGGAATAGGTGACCAGGTTTCAGGCGTCGGACAAGGCCTTTCAGACCTGGGAGCTGGACTAGGCGCTGGATTACTTGGTCTTGCTGGCGCTCAAGAAGCATTGCCAGGTCAAATTGCGGCTATGATGCCCAGGGAAACTCCTGAGTTTAAAAAGTTTATGAAAAATTTAAGCCCAAGAAAAACTATCAATCCACTAACTCTTGATCCTATTAAACAAAAAGATGCGGTAAGTGAGTTAAATAGCTTTATTGGCAGGGCAAGCGGCGGCGGCGCTAATAGAAAAGGGATGTTTAAGATATGACATACAAAAATTTAGTGAACAATGTTTTGAGGCGTTTGCGTGAAACAGAAGTTAGTTCGGACGGCTCCGTTCAAAATAACGCGTACAGCAAATTAATAGGTGATCTTGTTAATGATGCTAAAAACACAGTAGAAAATGCTTGGGATTGGTCGGCCCTTAGAACAACGCTAACAGTAACAACTCAGGCTAATGTATTTAACTACGCGTTGACCGGAAGCGGTAACAGCATTAAAGAGCTTAACGTACTTAACGACACAACCAATGTTGTTATGTCTTACCAAAGCGCAAATTGGTTTGATGAAAAATATTTAATCCAAGATGTTATTACAGGGTCTCCGGAGTATTTCACATACAACGGGGTTAACAGCTCAGGCGATACTTTGATTGATGTCTACCCTAAACCAGATGGGGTTTATGCTTTACGGTTTAACTGCGTATTACGCAATGTTCCTTTAAGCGATGACGATGACACTTTAAAGATACCTTCAATGCCAGTAATTCATTTGGCAGTTGCTTTGGCCGCTAGAGAGCGAGGCGAAACCGGAGGAACGTCAACGGCAGAATACTTCAAAATGGCAGATACTTATTTGTCTGATGCAATTGCACAAGATGCGGGTCGCCACCCAGAAGAACTTATTTTTTATACTCCTTGAGGTTGTTATGGCACAAGAACTTAAAAGCATAAATCTTGTAGCTCCTGGCTTTAAAGGGATTAACACGGAGGACTCTCCGTTAGCTCAAGATCCTTCGTTTGCCGAAGTAGCGGATAACGCTGTAATTGATAAGCGAGGTCGGATTGCGGCCAGGAAAGGTTTAAACGTTATTACTACAAACAAAACAGCATTGGGATCGGAAAGCATTCAGGCAATAAAAGAATTTAAGGATGACGGTGGAAACTCTGTTGTATTTTCTGTAGGCAATAACAAGATTATGACTGGCACTACTACTTTGGTAGATGCTACTCCAGGCGGATACTCAATTAATGTTAATAACTGGAAAACAGTTAACTTTAATGACCATATATATTTTTTCCAAAAAGGTTTTGAGCCTCTTGTTTATGACAATGCAAGTAGCGCAGTAGCCACTTTAAGCTCTGTATCTGGCGCCGCCGGAATGACTAGCGCAAAGTACGGCAATGAAGTGTTAGCCGCATACGGAAGGCTTTGGACTGCAGATTTTAGCACTGACAAATCCACTGTTTACTGGTCTGATTTATTGCAAGGTCATGTATGGACTGGAGGTAGCAGTGGCTCTATTGATATAACAAAAGTATGGCCTGATGGTTATGACGAAATTGTTGCTTTAGCCGCTCATAACAACCTTCTGCTTATATTTGGAAAGCACAGCATTGTTGTTTATTCAGGCGCAGAAGTTCCTGCAAGCATGGCGCTATCAGATACAATTGCAGGTGTTGGTTGCGTTGATAGAGATACTGTTCAGTATACGGGGACCGATGTTTTATTTTTGTCCCATACTGGATTGCGTAGCTTTGGAAGAACCATCCAAGAAAAATCAATGCCAATCGGTAGCCTGTCAGCAAACATATCTAAAGACATTATCTCCTTACTAACCGAACCCAACGAATCCTTCACTTCAACTTATCACCCCGAAGAAAATTTTTATCTTCTTGTGTTTAGAAACCAAGACATTGCGCTTTGCTTTGATGTTAGGGGTTTGCTTGAGAATGGGTCTTATAGGGTTACAAGGTGGCCTGGCACTGGGTTTAAATGTTTTGCCGGAAAAGACGATGGAACATTATTAATAGGTGGAAGCCACGGAGTTGGTACGTACTCAGGAAATACAGACAACTCCAACTCATATCGCTTTAAATACTTTAGCCCCGAGCTGACATTTGGCGACGCGTCAAAACTTAAATTCCTTAAAAAACTACGCCCAACAATTATTGGCGGCAGTGGTGCAAGCCTATTTATTAAGTGGGCCTATGACTTTGGCACGGTATATAGCTCAGAGTCTATTTCACTAACAACTCAAGGACTGGCTGAATACAATACAGCTGAGTTTAATGTAGGCGAGTTTGCTGTAGGCGAGAACACATCAAGAACGTCAATAAACGCTAACGGTAGTGGCGGAACTTTGACAATTGGGGTTGAATCAGACATCAATGGGTTTGAATTGTCTGTCCAAGAAATAAACGTACTAGCATTAGCGGGTAGAACGATATGAGTAATTACACAAAATCCACTGACTTTGCCGCAAAAGATAGCTTGCCTTCGGGTGATGCCGGCAAAATTATTAAAGGAACAGAGTTTGATAATGAGTTTGTTGCTATTGCTTCGGCAGTAACAACAAAGGCAAATCTTGCTTCTCCGACATTCACAGGCACAGTAACAATTCCTGCACTGACTTTTAGTGGAACTTTGTCAACGGGAACAATTGATGGAGGCACATACTAATGGACGATCAAGCAGATCCTAACGTACTACAGTCGTTATTTAATTTCTTTTCATCTCCTGGCGGAACGTCATTGTTGACTGGAGCCGCAGGTGGATTGCTTACTAACAAAGCTTATGATCGACTAAGCGATGTAGGAAAAGACGCAGAAAGAGATGCTCTTAAATATGCTGAACGAGGGCAAGAAGAATCTAGCTTTAAGCCTTTTACTGTTACGACGCCTACGGGATCTATGTTTCGATCTCAGATTGGCCCGATGACACAGCCTCCTGTAGGGATAATGCCTCCAATGAATAGGATAGGACGCGCTAACGAGTTTACTGATAATAGGATGCGGGAATTCCTACAGAATCAGAATCCGCCTATGACACAGCCTATTATGGAGACAACGCCTCCAATAAACCCCCCTATTTATACTAACGGGAGTGAATTGAATAGAAGAATGGAAGAAGAGATGAGGCGTCTAAATCCGGGTTTATTTGGACAGCCAGTAACTGGCGGACCTACTGAGGTTCCTCGATTTGACACAGAGCTTAATCAAATGCCTGGAGCTGTAATGGACGGTGTCGGTGTATTTGGAAGCGGGCAGGGCCGTCTTGCTGGGATGCCCTTTCGCTCTGGCAATCCTGATAGCCAACCTGCGGCAGACGCTATGGCAAGGCAAAACTTTATGCAAAACGGATTGCCACAGCCAGGACCTCAATCTCAAGAGGGCGTTAATGTAGAAATGTCGTTGTCTCCTGCAGAGCAGGCTATGTACCAAGGTTTGTTTGGAGGCGCTGGAAACTTCTTTGGTCAGGCTCAACAATCCACTGCGGGCAGAGAGCAAGACATCTTTAATCGAATAAGAGACGCTCAAAGACCAGAAGAAGAAAGGCAAAACCTTGCTTTAGAGCAAAGACTCGCGGCACAAGGAAGACTCGGAGTTAGAACCGCGGACTTTGGCGGGACTCCAGAGCAACTTGCTATGTCAAAAGCTCAGTCAGAAGCTCGCAACACGGCAATGCTGGGTGCCATGCAACAAGCTCAAGCCGAGCAAGCACAGCAAGCCGCGCTGGGCCAGCAGTTCTTGGGTGCATCTTACTTGCCGCAAGCTCAAATGCTTAATGCTTTACAGCCTGGACTTGCTCAACAGCAAATGGCTCAACAAGCACAGCAGTTTGGCACAGGGTTGTTTAGTGAAACAGCAATGTCTGGATTGGAAGCAAGGTTAATTGCAGAGCAAGCAAGGGCTAACTTGTTGGGAGGAGTTGGTAGCAACATCCTTTCAGGGCTTATGTCTCCTCAGTTTAATAAAGCCGGAAACGTTACAAGTCCTGGCGGATTAACGGGATCAGTTGATGCAATTAAAGAATTGCTTGAAGGCCTGGGAATAAAATTAGGCAAGGACGACTAGGAGATTATCATGGCTAAGTTTTCACAGGCACTTCTTCAAAGCCTTATGCAACCCTCCTACCAAGAGGGGCTGTTTACTGCCGCTCAGGGTTTGGGCGGTGCACCTAGGCTTGCTCAACAGCAGGCAGTTCAAGAGCAAGAAGCCGAAAAGTTTTCTAATTTAAATACTGTTGGTCAACTTGATTTTGCTATTACCAAAGCTAATCAGTCAGGTGATTTTGGAGCCGCAGCAAGGCTTGCCACCACTAGAGACAAATACATTTTGGATATAGCCAAAAAAACAGCCGATGCTACAAAGGTTAAACAAGAAAGTTATATTGATGCTGTTTCAAATGTATTGTTTAAAGCAAATCAAAGTGAAGTTCCCGACACAATATCAGCCCCTGACGGAAGTGAAGCTCCAATTCCTTTAGATTTGCGAGATAAAATAGCTAAAAGACTTACTGAAATGTATGAGGACAGTAACGCTAGAGCATTGGCGTCAGGCAAGGGAGAGCTATATCCAGAGTCCTTCAAAGCTTTAAAGGACAATCGAAAAAACTTAAATCCAACAGTTCAAGCAGAGCTAAGAAAGTGGGAAGGCTTAAAAGACAAGCCTGCTTCCGGTGAAAAAAGAAGGCTTGCATTAGTTTTAAACCAAGCCGCAGACTCGATTAAAGAGAAATCAAGACAGGCAAGAAAAAGCAAAGAAGGTCTTGAGATAAGAGTGGATGCAATTATTAAGCAGATTACTGATATTGGATCATTTACTAACTGGGGGTTTGGTGTCGACGTTGCTGAATTTCTTATGGATGAAAGTCGTGAGAGTGAGAATTACAAGAAATTTAGAAGGAACATGGCGCAGGCTCTTAGGGAAGGTATAAGCGACGATAACCTAGAGGCTGTTATTGCCAAGTCAATTGTAGGATTAGAAAAACAAATTGATGGTGAAGACAAAGGCCGAAGGGGCCGACAGTTAGATAAATTCCAACTTCGCCAGGCTGTTATTGATGATTTTGTCAGTAAAGGTATGAGTCCTGAAGAAGCCGAAGACACTGTAAGAAAAGCAGAAGAAAGCAGATGAGCTTACTAGATGAATACTTAGGCGAATTACGCAAAGAAGATATAAAAACTGATGCTCAGGAAAGCGGAAACCCGTTACTAAATCAGTATCTTCAGGAGCTTGATGAGTCGGACGAGCGTCAAACTAGAGGCAACATTCGTGCTGTCGCTCAGGGTTTGACGTTTGGTTTTGCTGATGAAATTGAAGCGATGCTTTCTAGCGATGATTACGAAACCTCAGTCAATAAGATTAGAGAAGAGCATGAGGTGTACCAGCTTGAAAACCCATTGGCATCTACAAGCTTTGAGCTTTTAGGAGCTATTCCTACGCTGGCAATTAGCGGGCTGGGTGCCGCAAAGCTTGGGGCAAAGGCAATTCCAAAAATAGCTGGAGCTGAAGGCGCTGTATATGGAGTGGGATCTGGAGACACAATAGAAGAGCGAGCTGTTCAAGGGGCCTTTGGTGGATTGGCTGGATACGGTCTTGCGAAAGTCGTAATGATTGGATCGTCTCCCCTTCCTAATGGCGGACTAAAAGGCAACTCCGACTTTCTTTCAGACAAGCAAATTGCTCAAGACATGATTGACGGGATGACCGACCAGCGCCTTATTGAAAAGGCTAGAACAACAGAGGTCTTTACTGAAGTATCAAATCCAGCCTACGCAAAACAATCTCTTAGAGATGCTAAGACTGCTGGTGAATTATGGGAAGGCCTTGGCGGTGCATTCCAGAGGTTCTATAACGACAAAGTAACCGGCGCATCTGACGCTTTAATGAGAGAGGTTAGCCCTTATGTTGGGGCTGTTTTCCAGAGGTTTGATCAAAAAGCATTGCTTAAATCAAACAAAGAATTAAACGCTTTGTCCGAAGATTTAATACCTATAGCAAAAACAGTTAACCAAGATTCAAATTTAAAAGGGATCTTGCTTGACTACGGCTCAGGAAAGATGGGTCATAGCTCAGTTGCATTCACCAACCTACGAAACAAGCTGAGAGCTGACGGCTCACTGAGCAACAAAGACACGATCACCCTACTTAAATACTTGCGGTACAGCAGGAAGAAAAACGAGATCCTCAATAAAAAAGTATTTGGAGCAAAGTACCCGAATGGTCTTACTTATCTGCACACCAGGAACAATGCGTACCTTAAGCAACTCAAGGATGAGGGGTTAAGCGAAGCAGAAATTGAGCAGAAAATGCTTTCCTTTGATGACCCTGGTCAACAGCGAAGAACCAGGGGATCTTACATTAAGGGGGAGGTTTCTCCTGATGACTATGACAATCCGATCATCACTGATATGCAACGCATCTTTAAGATGGAGCGGTTAAGCCAGTTGCAAGATGGGTTTGGCGTAGATATCAATGACATCATAAAGCCAAGGCTTGCTATGGCGGGGCCTCGAGACTTTGTTTCCGTTACTCCCGATGAGTTCATGCTTCAACTGCACAACACGTTAGTTAAGAAAGGTATTAGCAATGACGGTGCTGACTACGCAGTAGCGAAGATGAGCGACACCATCATGGGTCAAACCAAAGCGCCTCATCCTTTGATACAGGCCCTTAACTCTGTTGCTTACGCAACTACACTGGCTGGCCCAATGTCCGCAATTCTCAATATTGCAGACGCTCCACTAGTTGGAGCTAAGTATGGTAGTGCGGCGGCTAATGAAGCAATGAAGTCTGTTGCTAAATCCATGATGCCTAAGCCATTCAAAAAGCCAGACGGTATAGACCTGGAAGTTATGGGATTAAACAACCAGGCAATGGGTGAGTTTGTATCTCAAATGAATACCTTTGCTGGCAATCCTAATTGGGCTTCAAAGAC